TTGCAAACTCATTGTGCCCGTGAACAGTAACGTTGGCAAAAATATCTGTGAGTATAAACAACAGGTTATCTAAAGCTGCTTTTTGATTTTTCGTTCTAGTGTCTTTAGGTGTTTTACCGTCTTCTTCGACACCACCTATATAACATATACCTATACTGCCAGTATTATGCCCCTTAGTGTGAGCCCCGGTTTTTTCAACAGGTCTGCCCGCATGAACAACGCCGTTTAAATCAATAACATAATGATACCCAATGTCTGCCCAGCCTCTTTTTAAATGCCAATCTCTAATGGTATCTACACTTATATCTTGCCCCTCTCTTGTAGCGGAGCAGTGTATTATAATTTTTTTTATAGTACGATTCATTATTTTATTATTACACGATTTTTTTGTTATTTATTTTTTATTTAGGCCTACGTTCAGGATATCTGATATAGTAATTCTCAAGAGCCTTATCTATTTTTTCTGATTCTTTCTTTTTTGCATTTGTAGCCCGAGTTTCTTTAGCTTTAACTTTACCTTCCTCTTTTCGTTTTGCTTTAGCTTCAGTCTTAATAAGATCGTGCTCTTCATTTTTAGCGCCTACGTCCCAAGTCTTCCAGCCAAGTGCTAATGCTATACGTTGCCAAGTTGTGTTGCGAGAATCGAGTGCTTCGACTATTGAGTTAAGCTCATCAACAATACGATCAAGCGGTACATTTCCGAGTGCAGATGAAAGGTTACCTATAATAGAATAAGCTGGACTTAAATTTAACTTACCGTCAGCCATAACATCAAAACCTCTGGCTGCTAAAGTATCTCTTTCAAACTTTTTGGTTTGAATAGCTGAATAAAGTTTTCTAGCTTTTGAACCAATAGGTGGAGACAAACTTAACGCTTGTAGTATAGTGTAGGTGTGGTCGGACATAAATCCTTTTTCTTCTTGTTTAAAATACTCTGTAATAGTATTTTTAAGCGTTGCAATTACTGCGCCTCTAACCCCGCTACCTTTTAAAACAGAATCTGTCATGCTATTAATAATACGCAAGGTTCTTTGGTCATTTTTACGTTCAAGCTTTTCTAGCTCTTTTTCTGTCATTTCAGACTCGTCTTCTTCGTCAAATCCAGGTATGATAGCAAACAATGCGCTTTGTAATGCAGAGAATATAAAGTTCTGCACTGCACCATAATAAATAATCTTAGATATATGTGTTTTAGCATCGCCTCTACCATTAGCAAGATCTTTCATCGCTTTTTTCATCAATCGAGTATACTGCATCGGAGTATTCTGGAATGCTAATACAAGACGACCTAAAGGACTACGTTGCTCTTGAGAAACCAAATATGGGTCAGAAGATTGCTGTGCTTCGTCCGCGGTTTTGCTAAAGTCTTCAAATGCTTGCTTTTCTGCGGCCGCCTGCTCCATACCTTCTTTAACGTAAGTATTTACGCGATTTCTATAAAACGACGCACCCCCAGCTGCAATAGCAAAACTATCCGCAATTTGAGTAGGTGTAAAACCAATTTTTAGCAAGTAAGCAATCACAGCACCCGCTCTATTTTTTGCACCTTTTGCTTCATTAGCAATTTCCGCCTGGTTTACATCTGTTTGTAATCCCGATCTACGTTCTTTTAACTTGTCAGAATTAAATATCATTGCAAAGTCAGACCAATATTGAGGTTGATTTGCAAAGGCCGCCGCAACTTTTAAAGGATTGTTGTCTGACCAGTTTATAAAGTTAGCGGTTGAAAGAGTTTGTAATATTGCAGACCGACGGTTAAAGAACATAATAGCACCAGTAGAGTTGTTCACCCAGTTATACCAAGCATTCACCTGTGCATTATCACTGCCTGTTGTGCGGTTAGTACCGTTAGTCATTGCAAATAAAGCATCTTTTATAGCTTCTTTATGTCGCGTTCCGTAAACGGCTTCTATTTTGTTTAAGTTTTCAGCACTAAATATTGCTTCAGAGTTTTCAATAAATTCTTGTAAATATTTCTTTCTACCAACTTTTTCAGTCATTCCGTTCAAATCGGAAACTAAAGTGCGAGATAACCAATGCTCACCCGGCTCCATCCATGTATCTTGTCTAGATATAAGCTGCATCGCATTACCCATTTCAATAAACTGTGGCATTGCATTAATAGCGTTGATCAAAAATCTAATGTCGTTTTTATCCATTCCCGGTATATCTATACCTTGCTGGGTCCACATGTACACCCTTAATGCATGGTCATAAGTGTAATCGCTATTTGCAATTTTCTTACCTAGCATTTTAAACAACTTTTTATCTGCCTTTCTTAAGGCATTAAGTTCGCGACGAATCTGCTGCTTTACAGCTTCAATCATTGCAATACCCCTAGTATAAGGAGTTATTATATTATCTTCAATAAACTTTTGATCAGCTTCCCCTTGCTTCCCTTTTCCTGCAAAGGTGTATGAGGTTAAGCCTCTAAAGTCTTCAGCTGATGCCGGCACAAACAAGCGGTATTTACCTTTTCTCTCACCCATCATACGAGCTTGAGCTTTTGAATAAATCTTGTCAGCAGCCACTCCTTTAGTCCGCTCAATCATTCCGTTAAGCTCTTCACTTAGCCCTTGGCTAAACTTAGCGCCGGATGCTTCCAGCCCAGTAGTTACTTGATTTACAAATGCTTCAGGTAAAGCTTCACCGTAAGAAAGATTGTCAGTATTAATCTCGTAAAAGCGACCTGCATAGTCTTCCTTATACTGCTTAGCGCTTTCTTGTACGCTATCCCAAGTTTTGGTTACTATAAAGTCAGCTAATGATCTTTCTGTTCTACTTTTATTTCTGTCAACAGCTACATTTTTACTAGTTTTAACATGCACCATATGTATTTCAAACCCTGCATCTTCTAAAGCTTTCATTTTTTTCGTTGTAGCTTTATATGATGCGCCGGTGCCATCGACTACCATACTTTCTTTTGCGGCAGTATTCCTAGCTAAATCTTCTTCAGCGGCTTTTCTAGCTTTCCAACCTAGCTTAGCCCGTAAAGAACGCTGCTCCTTGTCATAAGTTTTTTCGTCGGTTGGTAGCCCGGCCTCTTTAATGTATCCTTCTAAGTAAGGGTCTTGGTTAACTAATCTGTATCCTTTATCAGTTAAGCCTAAACCTTTTAAAACGCTGGATTTTCCCGCACCAGGAGCCCCGACCATAAACACGGCAATTGGAACGCTTGATGAATTTTTAACAGACTGGTTTAATAAATCTTTAGCTCTTTGAGCATTTTCGTAGTTAATGTCAATTTGCTGCTCATATATTGCTCGCTGCTGTTCATTATTAATATGATCCTCAAGCGTTTGCAGTTTATTATTTTCGCTTACGAAAGCAACAATATTTTTTCTATCCGCTTTAGCCAAGGTAATTGCTCTTAAAATACCTATTGGATTTGAAGTACCTGTGGTATCAACAAAATCAGTAACTTTTTGATCTGTAGCCCACAATGTATTTTTTTGAAATAACTTATTTAGCTCTTGAGTAACTTTTAATGTTATAATATTAGGATCAATATTTGACGCAATCCTAGCATTTCTAGCCTCAATAGCAATTTTAATAATATCAAAAGATAACTGAACATTGGGATAAACGTGCTCAATTTTTGGTGTACCCTCTATATTTAAAGAAGCATATATTAATTGACCAAATGCCCTGAACCCCTTAGTTTGTGATTTATTTTGCTTTTGCAAGATCCTTAAAAGTGTGACGGGAGATACTAGTTCATACTGAACCGCTAAAACCATTCTTTCAGCTATAGCAGTTACTAATGCTTTATTTGCAATGTTGGTACGCTGCACAATGCTTAGCCTCATTTTAAATACCTCTTCGCCTTCTAAATTTTTTGGTATTCCTTTTTTACTTTTTTGATAAACACGAATTGATTCTGCTATAGATGATGCTTCTGAATGATAAGGACTAGCATCTTCAATAATATTAGTAATTGTGCTTCCTATCTTGCTTTCATTAATTTCTTTTCGTAAATTAATTATTTGATCTTTAGTGCTACTAAAAAATTCTACTCCTCCAAATTTTTTAATTTCTTCAGCATTAAATAAAGAAACAAGAGATAACGTTTCCGTATTGTGGGCTTGTAGTTCAAGTATGGCATCGGCATCACCACTTTCAGCTTTTTTTACAAGCGTTTCTATAGAAGTATATTTAAGTTCGCCGTCAAAAAGGTCTGATTCTGTAATTAAACGTGCAATTTGAGGCCCGCTAGAATATTCATCAAGCAGCCCCGCATCTTCAGCTTTAGAAAGAGTATAAAATAATTTTGAAAAATCAACATTTGATATATCAACTATTTTAGTTGTTTTAGTTTTCTTTTTTAAAGCATCTTTTTGTAAATATTCAATTACTTCTGGCTTAAAATTGCCCTTATTGTTGGGGTCTTCTAACGCGGACATAGCTTTTGCATCGTCTTGACCGCTCCAATACTTAACACCAACACGCAAAGCTTTAATTACATCTTCTTGACGTGTTTCTTCTATTGTAAAGCTATTAGAAGCTTTAACATTACCGCGCTCAGAATCAAGAGCTAACTTAGTAGCAAAATCATTTATTTGCTCTACACCTAATCTTTCTTGGTTAGCTTCTAAAGCCTGGCGTATTTTGCTATCCGGATCTTGCATTTCACGGTTAACAATTTCAATAGCCATTTCTTCGCCAATAGCTTTGGCAAGAGACTCTTTTTTACCACGTAATGGATTACCTTTTTCGTCAAGAATAAATGACAAGAATGTTTTGTCATCTATTTTTAATGAAGCTTGAGGTAGTCTTCTTGCTATTTCAGCTCCTGATGTTCTACCTGCTTTATCCGTATTTGTAGTTTCGCGATCAATTTTTTTACCTTTCCAATCGCTTGTAAATACGCCATTAACTTTCTTTTGAATGGCAGCGGGAAAAGCTGTCATCAAATAAGTAGTGGTCATGTTTTCAAGAATAGCTTTTTTGTTAGCTACTAAAAATTTTCTTAGCACCCCGTCTTTCTTGCCACCCATTGCTTTTTTCAAATCAATGTCCACCTGCTTACCCAATGCTAAACGTAATTCGTTCATTAAAGGTGTAACAGTTGTGTTTTTTGAAATCGGTGCGTCAATACGATTTTTAAGTGTGCCTACAACTCTTGGTATTTTTTCCATTAAAGCCTCAACCAACTCTGGCGTAGCCATACGACTATCTAATAAAGGGCGATACGTGGCTCTTTCGGCTTCCACACGCTCTTCTACTTGTTCTATAGTGGTAACATCAGCCGCAGCTCCTTTAAGGTCCTCTACGTCGCTCTGGTTAAAATCGTCAACAATATCGTTTTTCCCCTCACCAGAAGCCTTAAGCATGTCTTTAATGCGGAAACTAATACGACCATTTATATAACCATACAGCGTACCTCTACCGTCAAACTTGTTTATGTCTTGGTTGTAGTATATTCTGGCAATAATATCGTACTTAGCTTCTTCCGCATCAAACTTTAATCCTTTTATAGATAGCTTAGCCAACTGCGCCTGAACCATGCCATCAATTACTTTTGCAATTAAAGGAGAGTTAGGATCAAAGAATTCCATATTGGAACTTACTTTTTCTAAAACCTGCTTTGCACGTTCTGCTTCTTTAGATATAGACTGTGAGTCTTTTTTGCTTTTTCTTTCTTCATTTTGAAATGCTCTAGCAAAATTTCTAATAAGCTTAGCAGTTTTCTTTGACTTATTTTTATTAGCGTAATTGGCTATAAATGCAAATGTTTGTTCGCCGTCCTGTATTTTAATTGAAGTTTTGTCTCCCCGAACAAGGTTGTTTACAAATACGTTGATTTGTGATAAAGACTTTAGCCCTATTTCGTTGCCTTCCGCAATGTAATCAGAAAGCACATTCATTGTTTCCTCGTAATATGCGTCAGCTTTTACACCATCTCTAGTGTAAGCTAAATCAAGCCTAGCTTTAACGTAAGAATGAGTTTCGGGTGCATTTTTTTGTAGCCAACCTAATAATTCTTCTCCCGCAGCGTTTGCGTCTTTGTTACTACCAAGTTTGTCTTGAACAATAGCGTGAAGTGCTTCATGCGCCCATACTCCTGTACGACCGTTTGCCGCAGCAACATCCATATTAACTACAATTGTTTTACCATCAGCGCTAATAAATGCATCCCCATCTTTGTTACCGCCACGCTTTATAAATTCAGCCTCATTAGCTTCTATAAGTTCAACTTCTAATCCGCTTGCTTTTAAAAGTTCGTCTGCAGTAATCTTATTTTCGCTAATAAGATTTTTGGTTTTTTCAATATGAAAAGACTTTCCAGCTTCTAATCTTATTTCTTCACTAGTAGCATTTTCCCCAAGGTTTTCTTTTGCTTGTGATAAGTACTTGCTTCGTGCCGAATTTTTTAGTCTATTAAATTCTCTAAAGCTTTCAGATTGTTTTCTAGCGTTCTGTAAATAAAGCATAGACGCGTAACCTGCTGACGCATCCATCGATGCCTTTAAAGAAGCGTTGTAAGCTTTAGCCTCTTTTGTATTAGTCTCATATGAAAGCAATGCTTCCCGCTTATCTGCAAGTTTATCAAACTTAGCTCTTAATGTTTTTTCTGCCGCAACTAATTCGGCACCAGCCACACCTGATTGAGCAATTTTTGTAAACCTTTCGTTTATCTGCTGCATTTCTAAAGAAATACGGCCAACCTCTATTACAACGTCATTAGATAAATCGTTACCCAATCTGTTTGCAATACCTGATTTTAACAATTCAATTTCACCAATTACTTCAGTAGCTAGCTTTTTTACTTCTGGGGATAGCCCTTCTAAATCAGTATTAGGATCTAATACGTTCTGTAAGTTGTCTATACCAGTTAACTCTTCTAATTGATTAAGCTTAGCTTGGATATCTGCACGAGTGTTTTTATCCATAAGAGTACTTACCGCATACTCGTAAACCGCAGGGGCTACACTTTTTAAAGATAAAGGACCGCCTATAAGAGCACCACCCGCATAAGCTTCACCTAATCCTTCGAATAAGTTAACTTGTTCGCCCATAAAGGCCCATTTTCCAAAATTGTTAGAAATTTGGGTTGCACCCTCTGACATACCTTCTTGGTTAGAAGCTTTTGCAAATTTTATTCCCGCTCCAGTTAAGCTTGTCGGGTTAATGGCTTTTGACGCATTTTTAAGAATAGCCATAGTACCAAGTCTTTCAAAAAGCACTTCGGACATACCGGCCCACGCTGATGTTGTAATCTTTCTCCACTGGGGCAAATTTGCTATTTTAGCATCTTCCTCCATTAAAGTTTCAATCTCTGAAATTTCTTCAGGAGACATGTTAACCCTTTGATTCTCTAATATCTCAGCATTTGTAGCTAACCTTTTTGTAGCTTCATACTGGTTCATCATTATTTCACTAGATGTACCACCATAGCCACTAAGAAAGAATAAAGGCATTGCTGCTGGTCCGGCAAAGGCCATAGATAAAGAAGGTATCGCTCCGATCGCTGTGCTACCTACCCAATCAAATAAGTCATCTAAGTCTTCTACTTGCTCTAAAGTAGGTGCTGTAGCAAATAACTGACTTTCTTTTTGGCCTCTTTCAATTAGGGGCAACCACGCTGCATCTAGCTCGTCCATTACCTCATCATCAGCAAATTCTACTCCTTTGGCTACACCTGTACCTAAAAGTGTAATTAACTGTGCACCGGCATAACCTAAATCTACAGCAGTTCTTTTAAAGTCTACGCCTAGCTTATTAAGCAAGCTATAGTCTTTATTAAAGTTATCTACTGCAATCATTAAATCATCAGTATCTGATATAGTTTCAATAAATGAGGCTACCTCAGATCTTTGATTTTGTAGTGAAAGGATTTCTTCTTGTAAATTAAATAAATCCTGCTGATTAGTAGGATTGTTTTTAAATTCTTCTATTCTATAAGCAAGATCGTTTTCAGCCATTTGAATTTGGCCAATCTCATTTTCTATGTTATTAGCTCTATAAGCTAAATCCACTTTTTCTTTTGAAAGTACAGCCGCCACAGACTCTTTTACGTCGTCTGGAAGGTTATCAATATATTTTTGTCCGCTTCTTATCTTATTATTAAATATCAGCTCTTCTCTAAACGACTTGATCTGATCTTCTGTAGTATTAACTACACCGGTTTCTTTCCAGTTTAAATACTCATCGAGCTCTTCTGGCGTTTCAAAATCTTTTGCCTCAAGAGTTCTTTTTTGGTTGGCCACAAACATACTGCTACCATCCATTCTAGGGGTAGATATAGTTTCCGCTTTATTCCAACTATTTATTTTTGAATCTACATAAATGTCATTAGCTTCGCTAAGACCAACTTCTTTTTCAGCAGTAGCTTCATAGTATTTATTAATAACATCTTGGTTTTCTGCTTTAATTTTATCAGCGTAGCCAAGGTCACCTTGCTCTAAAATAAACGTGTTTAATTGCTCAAGCGCTTTTTGTTTATCCTTTAATTTTGCCGAAGTTCTAACACGATGCCCTTGCCCATCTATAGATTGGCTTTGCAACATAATAGTATTTCCCCAGCCAGTTTGGTCGGTTCTAATGCCTAGCGCTTGCATTTTATCTTTTATGCGTGGCTCTACGTCTTCTTCTTCACCCTCTAAATCTTCAAGTGTTAAAAGATAAGGCTCAAAGTTTGGTGACCCCAAAGAAATATCGCCCGATCTGGATTCCCCAGCGGACGTTTCTGTATTCTGACTTGTTGGTGGGTCTGTTTCCATCAAGTCGTTCTGCTTTCCCTCAGTATTATTTGCTAATAGCTCTTCAACTGTTATGCCATTGCGGTTAGCAATTTCTTGCAATTTTTCAGGGCTAAATTTGTTAAGATCCATATTATATAATTGGATTATTAGTTATCTAAAATGTCTTTTGCTTCTTCAAGAGTGTAAATAACACCATCAATATAATAATGGTCGCCCTGTAATTGGCTAATCATTTCCTTTTTATCTTCGGGAGCAAATCGGACATCAACTTTTTGCACTACTTTACCACTAATCTTTTGAGGTGTTTGCGGATATTTATCTACGTCAGCCCATCTTTCAGCGTAGTCTTTACCACCTTTTGGGCTTGATGGGGTGCTACTTGGATTGTTTCTTTTTTTACGCTTTCTTTCTTTTTCAGCATAACCTTCATTAGCAACTTGTGTTAAAGCACCCATTATAGCGTCTTTAACCTGCATACGCGTACCAGCTACATCTTCAGGATTGTAAGCAATCCCGCTTAAATCAATACCGTTACCCGCAAAGTCCCCCGCTAATATAGATTTTATAGTATCAGGGTTTGCAAGCATAGCTTCAACCTGTGTGCCTAAAAGCTGTGCTTTAGTTCCGTCAAGCTTTTGACCAGTGTTGAAAATTTGATTTGTAGTTTCCAAAAGACTATTCATTGTTTTATAGTCTTTCATCATAGGCTCTTTATAATCTTTATAAGACTGAGCTACACCGTCAACCTCAAACATTATATGACCACCGTCTGCTACAGTAAAATTTGCAGGCACTTCAGGGTCTAAGCCGTAAAGCGATGCTGCAGCTTGTATTTCACTGCCGCTTGCCGCATTAGAGTAAAGATCAGCTTTGTGAGTTTCAGCATAGCTTACTTTAGCCTCTTTATAAGCCTTTACTTCTTCAGACAAATTAACAAAGCTACGGTTCACGCCGTTCATTATATCAACGTAATGTTGGTACTCAGGTGATGAAGCATCGTCAATCTTAGCAATCTCGTTTGCAGCATTAGCATATATAGAACGTTGCGAAACTAAAAAGCCTCGCATTGCCGATGTCTGTTCTGGGCTAAGCCCGTCTAAGTCAATGTCAGACTTAAGGTTATCTATATACCCGTTTACTCGCGACTTTGTAGCCTGCTTACGTTCTCTTTCTTTTATGTAGAAGTTTTCACCCTGTACTGGGTTGGGTACATTAATAGCCTCTGCATAATTTACAAAGCCTTCAGATTTGCCTACGAAGCCAGCACCTTTTATTAAATCACTATTTGCCATAATATTATTTAAACAAATTGCCTACAAAACCGGCAACTCCTTCACCACCTGCTGCCATAGCGCCTCCAGCAGCAAAAGCAGGATTTGCTTTAAGACCAGCAGCAGCGATTTGACCAACGCCACCCACGAGAGCTTGTGTAGCTTCTTGACGTGCTAAGTTAGCGGCGCCAAGTCTTTGCTGGCTCATTCCTAATTCAGTTTCTGATTGCTCTCTTTCTAAAGATCTTGAAATCATATCGCCTTCGCGTTCCATAGATTGCAATTGACCAGCCATTTGAGCTTGTGCTTTTTGATTACCCGCTTCTTGTCTAGCTATATCAGCAGAAGCGCTTTGAGCATTCTGTGATTGCTGTCCGGCCATTGCTTGTGCTAATGCAGCAATACCACTCCCGCCAGCAGCGCCTTTCATGCTTTGCATAGTATTAGCCATACCTTGAGCTTGTTGCTGCGCTGCAAAGTCGGCTGCTTGAGTGTTTACGGTTAAATCCTCATAAACATTCTCCATATTAGCATATGGGTTTGATAGATCCTGGGACTGGTATCTTGTCATGTTCTGATCAAACTGAGCTTGGGCATTTTTTTGCTCTTGCTTTCTTTGCTTATGACCTATAATACCGGAAGCAATTCCTACGCCTCCTTGGATCACGCTGTCTATTAAAGCCATTCGTATTATATTAAGTTATTATTCATTATTACGTATTATTAGCTGCTGATAAACACCTCAGAGTTAACAGCAAAGAGCTCTTTCTTATCTGAGCTAGTTGTTTTCATTACAGTTTCCGCATAGTACCCAATAATACCTGATGTGTTCTTTTCTGAGTCTTTAGCAAACAGTACAAAGTCTGAAGCAGTAGGCTCATCACTTGCCCCGTCCCATAAAGCGGTAACTATCTTACCATTTATTAAATGCACTTTGCCTAGTTCCTTTAAAGCATCACCATCACTAGCGTCTGTAAAAAATATTACATCACCTATTTGTAAAGATACATTTAAATCTTCCGCAAATGTAAGCTCGTATACCTGATTTTGAACACCGCCAATTACTATACTATTGTCATTAACCGATGAAGGATTGCCTAATCCTTGCACTGAAAACTCTCCAGTATCAATATTTGATAATGTAGTTGCCTTACCTTTAATATAGTTGTAGTGTAGGTTTTCTTTAGTCTTCCATGCTTCTACTTCCCCATCTTGCTGGTCAGTAAGCACATCAGCTACCCACCCGGCATCGCCTTCGTAAGATAATGTTTTAAAGTTTTTAATGCTAGAAGGAACGTCGTTAATGATAGGCGTGATTGTAGAATTGTTCTGAGTACCGTAAAAATTAGAACGTGCTGTGTTAGAATGAATCCATAGCTCGCCATTTTTAATGGTGTAGTAATCGTTATTCAGTGATATTGCCGCTTCAGGCACAAAAGACAATCTTGATGTCCAACCGTTCACGCCTTCTTTAAACGCAACGGATTCGTCACCGCTTAAACTTACATTATAAGAACCCGAAGCTTCGTCATATGAGCCTAAAATAGCCCCTGTGTGTGCTTTAAACTTGTCTTCAAAGTAATCTGACATGCCTTTGTCTGCGATTTCAGTAATTCCGTCCATTGATAGGCGTATTACCGTGCCTCTTGCTTTATCTGTAAAGTAAGATCTGAACCCATATGTAGTAAACGATTCAGGATTTTTAGATATACCAAATTCACCAGCATACGCCATTGTTTGGCCAAGCACATTATTTGTAGATGTAACATTAGGGTTACCGTCCGCTGTAAATAACGCATCTTTATTAGCTTGTATTCTAAAGCATTTGTCTTCACAAAGAGTCACTAAGTCAGTATCTCTAGCCTTTAAAATTTGTATGCCACCATATATAGGGTTCAAGTCTTTTGTTATTTTAAGACCTTGAATAAACTGGTTAAGCTCATTTAAGCCACTAGTATTGTTAAATAAACCGCTGTATATTAAACCTGCCTTACGGCGTTCTTGTTTGTACTCATTTTCTATTACACTAGAAACCTTAACCCCTTTTCCGATACGCTTCGCATTAAAGTCATCACGAATTCTATCCGACTCTACACCATTACCAAAAGAGTATACATTGAAGTAATCTAATGTTTGCTCTGTTGAAAGCTGTGCAATTGGTAACGCTTCGGTTGCTTCATAGTATAATTCTAAATCAACAGCTGGGTTTGGTTCAACTTCAAATATAGCCGGGTTTTCCGTAGGCAGCACGTCGCTGTCTTCATCGAACACTGTTGGTTGTGTTCTTTTTCTCACCGCTACTCTAACTTGATCAGGGTCTATATCGTCAATAAACGCTGTTTTTAGTACAAAGTTCCAATAATAGCCGTTTTCATCATTACCCTGAGTCACACCCCCGGTGCCCTGCCCTCTTACATAAGATCCTTTTGCAACGCTTTCAATTTCGTATAAAGCGCCCCATGAGCCACTGCCTTCTCTAAATTGTACTACCGCATCAGCAACTGCTTTATTGTTAAACGACTGTAGTCCTGAACCGCCAACAGGGGTAAGAGAATCCCACGGAGCATGCACTATACCGAAGTTGTAAGAATTCAAAGTAGGCTTGCCGTAAAGAGTTACACTAGGCTGGGCGTTCGCATGTTCGTCCCAACCTTCTTCTGCCAAAAATATATTGTCTAAATCAGGATCGTCCGAAATAGTATCGACTAGTACACCTGGATTAGCTGTACCGTCTTGCTCATAGTCACCCGGATTGTTTGTGAAATTGTAAATTATGTTTTCATCAAATGCCATGTCTCTGTCAATCTTAACAAAGAATCTTCCTATATATTCAGGTAATCTATCCGTTCTTCTTTCGTGAACCTCTACAGTGTATTCACCACCAGACCCTAAAAGATCAAGCCATGAATAAGTTGATAGTTTCTTGTATAAAGTTACTTCATAATGATTATGAGAGTCATTTGTATAGCCCGCGGTTTCAACTTCATAAAAAGCAGTTTTATTAGCACCCTTTACAAAACGAACATAAACATCTTGGTTTAACGAACTAACAAATTCAGCATTACCCGCATTGGGAACAGGGCCTTCAAACGTAAAAGTTTTTAAACCCGAAGCAATTGGAGTACCATTAGCCCCTTTGATTGCACCCGCTGAAATTTTAAATTTTCTTTTTGTTTTTATAGGATCAGGTGCCTCATTGCTAATATCTATAACCTTATATCTAGTAGGCTCATCAACTGGAGTATCAGTATTGTGTTGCTTTTTCAAAATTAAGAAATCGCCCTCTTGTACCTTATTTCTTTCCGCACTTGGTATAGATAGCCACATAAAGCCATCAGGATCTGCATAGTAGCGGTCTAATGAAACATTGTAATATTCATTAGATACTTCTTTTACATAGTATTTAAAGTGTGTTGCCCAGGAAGGGGCATCTTGGCCAGAGTCAACTGTTATTTTATTAACCTTAGAAGCTTTATCTATACCTATCTTGGTAGTTGCAGAACTATTAGTAAACACAGGAGTTTCTCTACCGTTTTCATCTACGTAAACAATACCTACTTGGTAATCACGTAAAGACTTAACACTTTCTTCAGGGGTTTTAATCGCAGTTATATCAGAAGACTGTAGCCCTACCGTTAAATCAACTTCGTCAATAATGTCGTATTGTTGTACGTAGTTACCATATACAATACGGTTACCAATAACTTCTTGTGCCAGAGCTTTTATTGGCACATTATCGTAAGGTCTAAGTATCTGATTAGAATCTACAACATTTGTTACAACCTCTGAGGTAATAGCAATACTAGTTACAGATGCATCTTTTTCTTCTATTTTATAAATTATATTCTCTGAAGAATCTTTATATAAAATTTGAAGCTTGTCTACATCAGCAGGTGGTGTTTCAAAGTTGCTTAAAGTAAGCTTACGCAGGTTGTTACGCATGCCTTCATTATAAGCATCGAAAGAACCGTACTCAAACGTATCTGGTACGAACACTGCATTGGTCCACGGTGAAAAAGCAGATACCTCGCCGTCAATGTACTTCCAGCGGTATGCAAAGCGCGGGAAAGAAAACTCAAACATAGGTGGGTCTTCTTGCAGTTCACACTCCCAAGTTATCTCTAGATCAGGCATATCAGAAGATATAGAAAGTATAGTACCTGTTACGTTCTTTAACGCCGCTCCAGTAATGCTGGTTACTTTAACTCTTACCTGATACTTATCATTAAGGTTTCTTTCATTATTAAACTCAAAACCCGTAAGTGTTATAATGTCATTAGCCTGCCAATTTGGCGCTAAGCTAGTTACAAAAGAAACAGAGCTGCCTACTTCCCTTGGAACTTTTACAGCATTATAAGTTTCTGTAAAGTTTTTAGGGGTTGTAACTCTGTTTATACCAACACCATTACCTGTTCTTGTAGAAGATGCAGCGGTATAATGTAATCTTTCGTTTGGCTTTTTCTTTATTACAGTAATATCCGATGCAATAAAATTTCTGCTATACACCTGCGTATGAGTGTTTATACTCGTTCCACTTTGTGTGCTACCAGTTTTAAATCTTGATATTAATATTTTTCTAGGCTCGTTTAAATTGTCAGTCCAACATAATAAACCTTCAAAAACATTTACACCAGTTATAAAATTGCTAGTGTTAAAGTTTAATACACTACCAGTATCAACCAGTACAGGCGCTACAAACCCAGTTGCTTCATCGTATTCTAAAATAGCATCAACTGAAGTTGAGGTAACAAACCAGTATAACTTGTTATTTTGAGTATCTCTAGCTGTACCTATACATTGTGCAGAAGTAAAACCAAAGTTTGCATCCCAATTAACAGAAGCTGACTTTTTGTTTAGCTTAGTATTACCTAATATGTTCTCAACAGCGCCGACGTCAGAACCTTCAGATGTTGAAACCTGAATGTTTAGAGCGTCACGATATTGGCCATTGGGTACAAGTCTCTCATCGAGATCCTTGTTCATCTTACCCTGGACAAAGTTGTGTGCTAATTTTGGCATGTATTAGTGTTTAATCCATTTAGCCTGGTTGCGCATGATTTGAGCAATCTCGCTAATCTTAAGGTTAGACATACGGAGTTTTGCAACTCTTTTTGCTGCAAACGCTTCTTTCTTAAAGCGCGCGACTAAATATTCTTGTGTGTTGGCTCTCGTTGCCAGAATGGCATGAGCTAGATATTTGTAAACAGCTTCTTCTGCAAACTTATGCACTCGCATTTCTTCGTCAGATCCTAAGCTGTCACTGATGTACTTTAATGTAACAATTTTATTTACCAAGCTAGAGCTAAAGTGTGCAATACCTTTAAGCTTGTCAATGTAGAACACACCATTACCTTGAGCAAACTCAGGGTTTAAGCCATAACGTCTACCGTGACGGTAAAGATTAAAGAGTTCACTAGTGCTAAGTTCCGCTTTGTTATTAGCTTCGTGGTTAGACGCTTCGAATTTTTTTAACGTTTCTGATTTATCAGCATATATTTTATTACCGCTTCCATCAAACGTATATTCGTAATCAGAATCCTGTACAATAGCTTTAGGGTTACTAGAATGGCGTGTAGGATATATAATGTGTTCTATACCACCTGCATCTGCCCAGCTAAAACGAACGTAATTAACGTAGTCTTGTGGCAAAATCATTTCTAGCGCTGGCCCCAATTCAATTTCTAAAGCTTTTTCCGAGGGTAATATATCGAAGGAAAGCTCTTGTAAAGCACGCTGAGCATGAAATGCAACATCTGTGCGCTTAATTTTGCTAATGATTTTATCTTCTCCAACATAAGCGATGATGAAATTGTTAATGATATCTTTAATGCTTACAAACTGGTAATCACCGTAATTTTCGTCTCCACTGTTCCAGTTGCCGTCTGCACCTTCATAATAGAGCTTTTGTGTTTGATTAATTAATCCCATTTATTAAGCTTTTTCTTGTTGTGTGTTCTGCCCTTCCATTTGATTACCGATTTGGTAAACCTGAAGTTCTTTGATAGAAAGACCTGCTAGTTGTAATATTTTAAAAACCAGTTCGGTTTCTTCAGAAGCATGCAACTCAAAATCAGTAGCATTAGAAGCATTATATATAGCTCTACCAGATACTGTATTGTATGCCCATTCAACCGTTGCAGGTACTTTAATATAATTACACGATACTCCTGAAGTTAATGCCGCCGCGCCATACACCTTATAGCCTGAAGAGTTTGCTACAAATATTGGGCGGGCGTCAGTCGGCTTAGTAAGCGGAGAAGCATTAATATATAGATATTCGTTTGCGTTAATACGCTCAGCTTCGATGCTATTATAAATAATTGTACCTAACCGGTAAAGATCACTAGGGACCGTCCAGTTAGGAGCAGAGTAGGTCATACTACCATTCTTCTCGAATATGTTGATTTTCTCATTCAAGAGGTTAAGCATGTCAGAGTATTCAGTATCATTACCATGCATTCTACCAAATTGGTTAATGTCATAGAAGTACTGCTCAAAAATATCAGACTGTGCTTGGTTTGCAAACAAGTTAAATTCCTGAGGAGTTACGTACCCTCTTTGTTCTTTGTTAAGGATAGCCAATACTCTTTGGTATACCGTATCTACGCTTACTGCCATTTTGTGTTTGTTTATGTATATTAAGTAATTAGGCCGCTTGTTACAGCAGCCTAATCACAAAAAGATATGTATTATAGCTGTTTCTCTACGGCTCGTAATACTTCCATACCCTCATCTGTTTTAAAGTAAGCAGCGAGTGCTGAATATGGATGTTCATTAAACGGTACTGTTAACAGCTTTCTTCCGTTACTTGCATATGTAAATGTGCGTTGGTCTTGTGATAGATTCAAAATTCCCGTTTCGGTAGCTTTGATCCCAATGTTACGCAGCATTACGTTGTCGTCATTAGCCAAGTCTAAGAAGAGACTAGGGTTATTACGCGCAAGTATTAGTAAATCACGTTTTAGTTCTTTAGAAGACGCGTTAGATACCTGTTGTGAGCCGTATTGAGCTCTTAAAATTGCTTCGGCTTCGTCGATATCCATTGCTTTTGCAACAGTCATCGCTTCTAGCTCTAGTTCAATCCAGTCAGTTTCGTTTTCTGCGATCTGCTCTGGTTTGTATTCCATAATGCGACCTTGCAGTGTATATGGGTGGTATAAAGAAAGAATTTTTTGTAAAACTATATTTTCTTTTGGTACCCTCAAAATGCCGTCTCTAAATACGATACGACCTAATGTTGCAGTTCCTTGTTGCTCATCAACGAAAGGGGTACGCTGGTTAGTTGCATAACGCAATTCACGGTTGTATCCTAATTCTTCATCAAAGTATAATAAAGGAGTGCGGGCTGAATGTACGGTAGGTAATGTAAACGCTAATGGCTTACGTCCTGAAGTGATTTCGTACAATCTGTCTTTGATAACCCATGTATCTACAGGTGCAGGTGCTGCGACTGGTGCCGCAACTGTTTCTTCAACAACCGCCGGAGCAGGTGCTGTTTTTTTTGCTGCAGGCGTTGCTGCAGGCTTTTTAGCTTGTGCCATGATATAATATAATTAAATAAAGGTAATAATTACCCCCGCCACAAGGACGAGGGTAATATTATAATAAACTATGCTAATTATGCAGTAGTTTTCTTAAGCATTACGAAGTTGTTCGCAGCTTGAACACAAAGTGCACGCTCAGAAAGGAAGTGTACGTTCATTTCATCAGCGTCGCTAGTGTAGTTGCCACCAACAGAACCAGTAACCCAAGACTTCATACGACGATCTTCAGCTTCAGAAGCGCGGTAACGTACGTGTAAGAACGGACGTGCGATGTTCTGACCTAAGTTTTGGTCGTATACAGTAGAAGTACCAGCAGGAACAATAACACCCTCTACGTCAGCAATGCTACCGCGAGTTGCAGAATCGTTCAAGTATTTCCAGTCAGTCTTGTAGAAATCGTAAGAACCACGACGGAATCCAGAGAAACCTAAGTTCAAAGCCATATCCTCAGAGTTGTCGAATACTCCGTAAGAAGTACCACCCGTTCCGTAGCTGTTAGCACGTGCAAGCATGTTATCGATATCTAAAGCAGTACGACGATCTAAGAACATCATGTTCTCTTCAATAGCACCTTGCTTGTCTAATTCTTGAAGGATAACGTCGAAGTCACCCAAACCAGTCAAACCAGCAGCGTTATTGAAATCTTGGTCGTTAAATACCAAACCGCGAGACTCTAGAGCCGCAAAGAGACCTTCAGAACCTTCGATCTTAGCAGTGTTACCAAAAGCAGCAGCTTGAGCGATAGTAGTTTGTGCTTTTTCAGCTTCAACCATGCTCATCTCCAAGTAGTCTTCAAAACGTAGACGAGACTCGTGCTCAGACTTCAAGTACCATAAGTAACCAGAAGTACCAGCTTCAGTAGTTACTTCAACCCAACCAATTTGAGCTACATCAGAACCTTTAACATTGTACTTATCACGTAAGATGATAGGCTTGTTGTCAAAAGTAGTGAAAGAAGCATCTAGTGAGTTACCAGCACCGCTAGAACCTTTAGTGTACTCAGAACCGTAAACGAATACTTTAGCGTCAGTAGCAGAATCGAATGTGCTGCTCAAGTTTGCATCAGAAGTATCGTAAACAGCGATGTTTACAGTATTACCAGATACAGAAGTAACGTATGCTTTGTGGCTTACGTATCCTTTAGATACTACCAAAGTCATACCTGCACCGATCAAGTGACCAGAAGGCATAGTAAGTGCATCACCATCAGCATCAACAGTAATACTGTCGTATGCAATGTGAAGACGTCCTTGCTCTTGCCATACTACGCGGTCAGAAGCCATAGGCATTTCTGCACCAACCATGCGCAAGAATCCTGATACTGTACGGTTTCCGTAGCGCTCTACTTCTTTCTCGTATACCTCAGGAAGGAACTGTTGTGTAAAGTCCATGTCAGCCACAGACAGATAATTGTCACCAAACAAGCCCTTGATAGGACGTGGAGTAAGGTGAGCTAAGTTTGCCAGACCAGCTGGCGACGTTGCAAAACTCATTTCTTATTTGTTTTAATGAATTATTTTTTAAACTTGACTTTGAGTTTAGAAGTGCTTTCACCATCATTTACAGCGCGTATAGTCCACCCGTTTTGTGTTGTAACTTTCTCATGAGCCCCTCTCGGATTCATATCAACATTCTTCGTGCGTGCCATACTGTCCTTTACTGCATCGGCTTTACCTTGCTCGTAAAAGTGTTGTGCAACTTGATCGGCATTCATAGCGGTGAACAGCGATTTATGATAACCCTTGGCATCTTTCATTTCCCCCTTTTCATTCAAGAACTTCTTGATAAAGTTGTTAATGTCACCTTGAGTTTCCTTAACCTGGCCAGCGTCTTTAACCTTAAAGCGGTACTTCTTGTCCCCAACGCTATAATCGAAACCTTCGAATTTGTCGCTGAATACTTTCTCGCTTTCTTGTTTAAACCTACTGGTTTGTCGTTCTGCTATTTTTGCAGCCTCTTCACTCTCCTTATTATAACGATTGAAAAATTCAACCGCTTTTTGCTGTTCAGGATTCAATCTTGAACCCATCTTAATTTCATCGTAGTATTTAGACTTTAAACCGTCTAAATGATTTTTAGCTTCTGCTAATGCTTGTTTACGCTCTAATTTCTTTAAGCGTACTTCGCGTTCGTCATCAAGCTCTTCGTCGTAAGAAAACTTATCGGCTAATAAGAAGTCGATGTCTTCTCTATCATAAGCACTATACTTAGTTTCATAGTATTCACGAAGCAGTTGATCTTCGTTAAGACTAGAGTAGTCTGTGTTTAGACGAACGTAATCTTCTAATGATCCTCCTGTTTCACTCATAAAGTCTACAACCTTCTGAATGTTTTCCGGTAATTCAACGCCAGTTTTTTCCTGCTCTAAAACAGCTTCAGCGATTTGTTCGTCAAGCTGGTTTGCCGCAATCTCTGCCTCTTCTTCTGTAATTTCCATTAGAACAGGCTCTTCAGCTGCCGCTTCTGTAGGTTCTTCTACAGGTGTTTCTTCTTGTACTGGTGTTTCTTCAACAACAGGCTCCTCGACAGGTGCCTCTTCTACAGGTTGGGCAACAGTTTCTTCTGCTGGTGCTTCCTGAGGTACTGCTGAAAAATCCACTTTAATAGTACCATCATCACCCTGCGAAACAGGAGATGTGTCTTTGGTTTCTTCACTCATGATAAAATATTATATAATTGTTATGGTTATTATTACCTAGGTTCGAAACTTCCTAAACCAAAACCCCCGCCAAGTATATCATTACCAGAGGATTCGAAGTCTTTAGGCGAACCGCCTTTTTGTCTTTGGTCTATAAGCTCACTTTGTTGTGTAGCTTGAATTTTTGTTCTTTTGTCTTTGCGATCTTCAGTTTCTGAGATCTTAGTCTTAGCGGCATCAACCTCTAAGCCTTTAAGCTTCATGTTATACTGGAACTCTAATGCCATTAATTGCATTTTAGCCTCAACTTCTTTGTCAATTCTTGCTTGCTCTAGTTGAGCTTTAAGTTGTTCTAGCTGAGACTTAGTTTGTAATGCAGCTTGATCTTTCTGCATTTCAGCTTGTGCTGCAACTTGTTGCGCTTGAGCATTGGCTTGTGCCTGTGCTTGCATATTTTGTTGTTGCATCATTTGATCACGCTCTTGTTTTTTCTTACGGCGTAGCTTTAATAACTGGTTAGCTAGCTTTAAGTTTTTAACTTCACGTATATCAATAGCATCATCTAAATCAATAAGTCCCGCAGATAATGCAGTTTGAATATTGTTTTCTAGCAACGCTTTTTCTTCGTCATCCGGCGAAAGCTCTAATGAAATACCAAAGTCGTGCAAGTGTAAGTCTTCTAGCTCAGCTAAAATACCTACGTTATGACTACCAATTTTTTGTATAAACGCTTCACGTGAAGGATCAAACTCTATAATATCAGAAATACGCAGTGATAAACACTCAGCTGTTTCTGCTGTTAAGAATAAACCAGCATCAAGAATATGACGTGTTGCTGTGTTTGAATTAGCTGCTGCCATTTTTTGAATGCCTACTAATGCTCTAGAATCAGGTGATGAACCATCACGAGCTTCATTAAGACCCGTAACGTCACGAATCATTTGCAAGTAATAGTTGTAAGTCTGTATAAGTGTTTGCAGCTTTTGGCCGCCCGCACCGGTTTGCAATGGCTGAATCGGTACTTTGCCTGGGTTCATATCACCCTCGCTCGTAAATGAACGGCCAATAACAGAACCCGTTTGGAAGAACATGTTAAGTGCCTCTTGCGGGCTGTAGTTGGTACCATTACCTAAATCAATTTCAGCAAGACCATCAGCATCCATGTATACCCCATCAGGCATCATTCTGCTCAGCACTTGCTGCATCTTAAGATGAGTAATTTGAATCATATCTGCAAAACCAGTACAACGGCTTACAATAGATTCAATCTTACCTTTATACATGCGCGGTGCAACAATGCTGTAGTTCATCTTAACTTTAGCATAATCACTTTTAGGGCGCATCATATTTTTAGCCATCTCCCACTTAAGCAGAATGTCAGTACCTAATATAAGTACACCTTCATATAATACTTCAAGTGAACGGGACATTTTGCCAAACTCAGCCTCAAGCAATTCTACAGGAGGATCAAATTGGTCATCTCTTACTATAATTTTAGAAGCCCCGGTTGCGGTTTCCTTAACCTTATATACTTCATTCATGTACGTTTTATAATTGAAGTACAACACTTGTACTACATTATTGTCACGAACATCATGGTTTACCAAAGACTGATCGTATCCAGCGCTATGGTTATGTGACCCTTGCTTTTGTATTTTTTCTAATTGTGCTTCATCAAGATCAGGAAATTGCTTCTTAAGCTCATTAATAGGCACAAACTTTACTTCACCAACATAATAAATGTCTTCAAAGTACGGCGATTCACTGTAAGAATGTACTAAATATGCAGGGTCTACATATTCTACTGTTACACCTTCCGATTGGTTAAATGTATTTTTAACTGCAGCAATCCCCAGCGTGGTAAGATCGTAATAAAGTCTTTTCTTAGTTAGGTCGTAATAGTTACCGTCAAGAAGAGTATTAATAGCTATTTCTTCTGCAATCTCAACGCCTTGCTTGTAGCTTAGCTGCATGTGCAACTCTAGCTCTTCTTTTGAATCAGGCAACTGCTCTGGGTTATTTTCAAACAAATTCATTCCGAATTGCTCTTGCGCAAACTCATTTAACTCTTTTGTCTGCAAATCACGTATAATAGATTCCATATACTTTGTGCGTTTGCTTACACCATATGGATCTTGTGAATATGCTTTTAAATCAAATGAACGATCTGCAATACCGTTAACTACGATATCTACAAACTTAGATAAGATAGGTACTGGCTTCCAGTCAAGGTTTAAGTACGACAAGTCACCATTTACAGATAATTCATCTTTATATTTCTGAACACTCTGTTCGCCACGTGCATACAATCTCAAGTTATGAAACGTATTTTGGTTGCTTCTGAAGCGCGTAGTACCTGAATTGCTAGAGAACCATTCGTTTTGAATAGCTCTAGCTACTTGCAATCCATAGTCATTTGACATTTTTTCACCATCGCTGGCTATCTGACTGGGGAAAGCGCTATTTGAAACCGACTTAGCCATAAATTATTTTATTATTTCAGAAGTAAATCCGTCTTGACGGAATTTTGAAATCTTTAGATTTAACTTTGTTTTTTCTAATTTGCCCACTGGTCTATATAATTCTTTATTACATGCCATAATCGCTAAGCCTGAGCTTATCGCAGCATCGTACTTAGTACGTTTATTTATATCAAACTTAGACCAGTCATTAAGTGTTTCGTTAAAGTACATGCTTCCGTATTGCCCATCTTCCATTAAACCTACGTACCTATCTACGTACATTTCAATCGCTGCGGCGTGCGCTTGTTTCATGTCCTCACTCGAGTTAGGTACACCACCTATTTCTTTTTCCGTTACTGACAGCTTGTTCCAAAGTCTATCCGGACGGTTCATAGAGTATCCTCTGTAACCACGACGCTTAAAATGATAAAGCAACCTAGGTTTGTTATTCTCTGCTAGTATAGGCATACCATAAAATACGCATGCCATTAATATATCTTCAAAAAATATCTCAGCGGTTTGTGGTCTAGCTATATACTCAAGGAAGAATGTACTTGGCGGTGCATCTTCCATAGTGAATTTAGTGAGTCCGTGTAAAGCTCCTTTTGAACCCTTACCATCGGTAGTTCCCGATATGTCGTAGCTATCGCAACCAAATGCGCCGACGTGCTCATTACCCGGGTATTTAACACCATTCTTTGTAATTTGCCTATTCTGAAGACTAGCACCTGGTATCCAGGATACTTTAAATCTTCCCTGCGGCGTTGGCATAAACACAACTTTTGTATCTTTTATACCGTTAATCCACTGAAAATTGCCAGTGGTTACAACATTAGTATTACGCAGATCCTCATTATAATCAATCTGTTCGTATATTTTTGCAAGATTAAACAAGCTATTCTTTGTTTCATCTCTAAAAGCGTGTTCTTCTGTACGCGGAAACTGACGGTAATATTCATTTAAAGCGTCCTGGTCTTGTTTAAGACCTTCAACTTCGTTTTCCCAGTAATTTATAACACCCTGTTCTATAGTGTCCCCAAATGGGTCTAATACTTCTTCTTCAGGTGTATTAAAAACCGGCTGCCCGTACTGATCAATAAATCCTTCATAGTTCCACTCCATTGGTATAAAGAGCGAGTATAATCCCGATTTTGTTTGGCCATTCGAGTTTCTTTTAGATACGTCAGAATCCGTATATAATTTCTTAAAGTTTTCACCACCTTTTTCTAATGAATTTGATGTTGAGCCCATTAAACATTTACCTATAATTCTAGCACCCAAACGAAGCGTAGTTTTTGTAACACGCCAGTTATTTAATATGTTATCAGGCCTTTCCCATTTACCACTTTCATCATGCACTAAAAGCTTTAGCTTCTCACCATCATAAGAGTTATCTCCTGTATTTTTCCAGTCAATAGTCGTATCAAGACCCTCAAGCTCTATTTGCTTTTCTTTTGCCTGAATTGATTTACGGGTTAGCTTAGAAGCAGGAACCCTATACGCCAGTTCAGTTTTCGGTCGATCCATACCATCTTGTATAGGTTTGAAGAAAAACGGGTAGTTAACGGATATGGGTACAACCTTATCGGTAAACATTTTCTTTGCATCCGAACCGGTTTTTGATAATATACCGAATCTTGCATCACTTGAAATGGTAGCAAGGTTAACTGTTTCTCCAGAGGCCATAAACGAAAATCCACTCCGTCTGTTTTTAAGATAGCACATTCCATAGCTTCGGGTATCTGCCTTACAGGCTTCCCAAAATATATAGAAGAGTCTATTTGCTTCTCTGTAATCGGGGTGTCCAACATCGATCTTACTCCACTGCAAGTACATGTAATGAGTCCCAGTAATGTAAGTAGGAATCCCTTTGTTATAAAACCAATAACCGTTGTCACGCCGGTTGAATTCTTCATCAATATATCCCTCCCAATTGCTTTTAAACTCATCTGGATAGGTTTGCCAGTCGAATATGCTTTTAATATTTTTAAGCTCCTTAGGATAGTCTGAAACCGTCCACTTGTTTGCACCTTTCTTTAACCCTTTAGGTTCCGGCGGCAATGCTATACATAAGTTTTGAATCTCTAGTATTTGCCCTATCTG